TTACTTGAATCGGGGTCTCCAATATTCAAGTGATTAAGAAAAGACTCGTCTGGATTTGTACTCATCCGACGAGCCTTGTTTAGCATACCTCTTGCTGTAGTATTTGCTTTTGATAGTTTTTGCGCCCATATCATATCATTCATACTCACTTCTGTTCCTGAAGCAATATCTTTACAGATTGCTTCTAACCGTAAACGGTATTGTGTTGATAGCATAAAAATTTTGTAGTTACTCTTATTTAATCACAAATTTTTTATCACTTCCAGTAATGTCATGTTACCATGATAATATCCTATTATATCAATGATAAGTATACCTAATAGCATGATTCCTAATGATATCAACTGTGGATATGACTTTTCTTCCTTAACATGAGGTGGAAGTATTTCTTTAAATCTATGCATTAATAGAGTTCTTCTTCTGCACCTAATTGTATTGTAAGATCAGATGTAGGATAAGCAACACAGGTTAAAACAAAACCTGCTTCAAGTTGTTCATCATCTAAGAATGATTGATCTTCTTGATTTACAGATCCTTCTGTAATCTTTGCTGCACAGGTAGAGCAAGCACCTGCCTTACAAGAGAAAGGAGCATCAATACCCTCTTCCTCCATTTTATCAAGGATATATTCATCCTCTTCACATTCAAACGTGGTGCTATTTCCTTCTGTATCAATAGCAGTGACATTGTATGCCATAATCATTTCTCCTTTTTAATATATTCTAAAGAAAAAGGATGCTCGTGTAGATACGGAACATCCTCTCTTGCGTGTTTTACAGCTTCAAATGCATCATTTGCATATTCACCGATTTCGTAATGTCTATTTGATTGGTCGTGCCAACCTAGCATGTAATGGGACATGATTCTTTTCAACTCCAGTACAATAATATTTATTATAACAGGTAAGTATTTTTACGCAAGAATGTGTCCGTTTACACACTAATGATTAACAATCTTTATTTAAGTCTTCTGCCATAGAACCACCAATCTCTGCACCTTGATTACCTGAGAACATAGTTACCCAACCAGCAGCAACCCAACCAATAAAGGGAATATTAGACAGAGTAGGAGCAGCACTAGCACCAATACTGGAACCGACGAGTCTTCCTGTTCCTTCTGCACCTCCGATTGCTTTGATGCAAGCTTCAGATTTTCCGTTTGCGATTGTTGTTGATGAATTAGTGGGTCTTGTGTGAACTGAACCGTCCATCGTGTACTGTTCAATAGTTTTAACTTTGTTATTAGCCAATCCAAGAAAGCCACCCTTCGTGTTACTATCCCGTTCCACATGCATCACTAAAGGATCGTTTGCACGATATTTAATTTTATATCCTTCTTTTCCGACTTCTGCTTCGTATGCTGTATAAGGTCCTACTGGTACATTGATACTTGGCAATTTACTCTCACGATTCATAAGAGTTCCAATCATACCAAGATGTGAAAGTCCAACGACTCCACCCAATCCAAGTGCAAATAACCTAGACCATTTCACTTCTTTCTTTTCCATTATGCTTTTTTGTTAGGAGTAGGAGCAAGTACCATTGGTGCTTGTTCAATCCTGATTGTCTGAGCAGGTGCAGTATTTGCTGCCTTCTCAATTAGTTTTTCCATATCTGCCTTAGATATTGGAGCAGGTGCTTTTGCACCACCACCATTAGCATTCTTATTCTTTGCTGTTTGGATTCCAAAACTAGCTAGGACTCCTGTAAAGACGCTCGCTATGAAAGTTGGATCTATATTCTTTTGCGGAAAGTTTGGAATTGAAACATAATTCAAAGTTAAAATTCCTCCACTCCAAATCAAAATACCCAAGCGCACAAAAGTGGAGAAGATTTCCATCTGCTCCTCTTTGTCCTCTGCAAGTTCCTTTAATTTACCAAGTGGACCTACTGACTTTTTAGGTTCTTCCTTTTTTACTTCTTCAGCCATGACATAAAATTAGACGACTATTTATATATAGCAAATTTAACTTTATGTTAACTATCTTGAATTAAAAACCTAATGGTATAGGTGACATAGGTGCTGATGGTTCTGTTCCTTCAGATGGTGCCATACTAGGAACTAGACCCCCAAGTGCTCCAGTACCAGCATCTTCCCCACCAAGAATACCACCAAGACCACCTGGCATCACTGACTCCATTATTTTGCCTTTGACGTTTTCGATAATCGCATCCTTGCGTATGAATACGTAACCACCAAGACCAACAACGGTGAGAGATACAACACCACTTGCAATAGCGATTCCATTTACTATTTTCTGTAACATGATTCTAATTAATACAAATTATATATCATACTCGCTTCCTTCTCCGATATATGCCATTGAGATGATATCCTCATCTAAATTTTTATTGTTTGCCATGATCCATTCATCAAATTCTTGACGTATTGAATCACCATTCATCACATCTTCAAAATTACCACGAGCACAAAGTTCACACATTCGATCAATTGACCAATAGTATGTTTCATTCACTGTTTTTTTCAAAGTTGCCATAATCTTTACGCATATAACGTCCGAGTATGTTGCTATTATAGTACATAGGTGTCCCGTCGTCAAGTGCTTCCATTAACACATTGTGAAGAAACAGTTGTTTTGTCTCTTCGTAGTTCACTTTTCCGAGAGTTTCATGAAGACTTAAGATTTCTCTTCTGAAAGAATCCTTGCCATCTCTTCTAATATCCTGCTTAAGATCCTCAGAGCTTCCGTAGTACTTCTTCCAGTCTGACTCACTTGTAACTCTTCTCTTTGCTCCTCTGGGTTTTCTCTTCTGCACGAAGTACTTTCTTCCAATGTACGACTTGCCGCTGGTGGTATTTGTGATGCGATAGACGAACCCATAATAGTCCCCGATATCATCAGAGGTAAAAGGAGAACCTTCGTAAATCCAAGGGTTTTCATAATCAACTTGTTTCTCAGTCATTTAATCATAACATCACAATTCTATGTAGTCAATAAAAAAGAGGGTTAAAACCCTCTTGTGTTATAATTTGAAACCTGAGAACGTATCTTTCTTTACGTCTTGTTTGATACCACCGACAATGTAAGACTCTACCTCTGTCTCCTGTGGTGCTACTTGTAATCCTTTAGAACTAATCCAATGTTCTGTCCAAGGTAATGGATTGTTTCTTGCAGGTACATCATAAATTGGTTTAAATCCAATCGCACGTATTCTACGATTTGCTACCCATTCAACATATTGCTGTAGCAGTTTATCATTTAGTCCAATCATTGAACCATCTTTGAACAGATACTCTGCCCATCTTTTTTCTTCGTCAACAGTGTTTCTAAATGCTTGAATCAACCATTGCTCTTCTTCTTTAACAATGTCAATCATCTCTGGATCGTCACCTTTTCTCCAATTATTTAAAATATTTTGGGTGATCGCAAGGTGTTGGTTCTCATCTCTTGCAATAAGGGATATGATCTTAGCTGACCCTTCCATAAGTTTAAGTTCACCAAAGGCAAAACTACAAGCGAAACTAACATAAAA